GCAGTTGAAAAAATACAAAAAAAATACAACCTTGAAAATATAAGTGATTCAGTAATTAAAGCAGTATTAAATGAAGCAGATAACTGTTAAAGAACTTTTAAATAAAGAACAAATTAAATCTTTAGAGGGTAAATTTATTAATGAAAGCTATATTAAACACCCTGTAATTAGAGAAGATACTATAGTTAAAAATGAACAAGGAAAATTAGTTTTAGTTTTTAAAAAAAAAGCTATACCACAAGATATTGTTGATTCTAGTCGTTTAGCATTTAGAAAAGCTATAAGTGGTGGTTCAAATAACAGAGGCATGGCTTCTGGTAATGTTTCTGATATTTATAAAGTTGGCGACAAAATTGGTACAAGAACTATTGGAAAAGTTTCAAAAAATAGATGGTATCCATTATTACCTAATGGAAAACTTTCTAAAACGAGCTATGGTTTAAATGTTTTAAGTAGTACAATCGGTTTTAATGATAGATACCCTAGGATTCCATATTGCAGAACATCAGCATTTGCACAAAAAAATTTAGAAGCTTATAAACAAACTTTGCCATATATTGCTGGTGTAAATAAAATTTATGAAACTTACGCACCTAATCATTATAAACTTCAAAAAAAATTAGCTGATTTAACTAGTCAAGATTTTATTATTAAAAATACTGCATTTACTACAGTCACAATTAATAAAAATTATAGAACTGCTTGTCATTATGATGCTGGCGATTACAATAAAGGTTTTGGGAATTTAGGTGTTCTAAAGCTAGGAACATACACAGGTGGTTTTACAGTAATTCCTAAATATGGAATAGGAATTGATTTATCCGATAGTGATGTAGCATTATTTGATGTTCACGAGTTACATGGTAACACAGAACTTAAAAGAAAAGGATATTCGGAAAGAATTAGTGTCGTATGTTATTATAGAGAAAATATGATTTATTGTGGGGATCATAAATATGAACTTGAAAGGGCTAAAAAAGGTTTAAAAACTAAGTTTAATGAAGAAGAAAAAATTAAAGTAGCTAAAATATTAAAAGATAATGACTTATAATTGTATTGCTATCGGTGGTATCCCAGCTAGTGGTAAAAGCACATTAATTAATACTATTTATAAAGATTTAGATGTTAATACAAACTTTAAATCTGGTTTAATTAGAGGTCACTATTTAAAAAAATACAACCTTTTGATAGTAGGAATATATAATACCTTTAAAAAATTTAAAGGAACTGATTTACTTTCTATGTCAGCACAAGCTGATTTTAAAAAATTAATTGATTTAAATAAATATAATATTGTTTATGAGGGGGATAGGCTATTTACTAATGACATATTAGAATATGTAAATAAGAAATATAAATTAAATGCAATTATACTCAAAACAACTAATGAAAATATTGAAAAAAGACATAAACAACGAAAAGATAAACAAACAGAAAAATTTTTAAAGAGTAGAAATACAAAGATTAATAACATTTTAAAAAATCCTAATTTAAAAATACAAACATTTAACAATGACAATTTAGAAGATATGAGTAAGCTAGTTATGATGTTAGTTGCAATAATTAAAAAATTTAAGTAAAAAGGACATAATGGCAAGACCAATGAAAAAAGTAGATGAAGAAGCTATCAAAAAATTAGCCCAATTACATTGCACTTATGACGAGATTGCAGAGTTTTCTGGAGTTTCTACAAAGACTTTACAAAGGAATTATGTCCACCTTATAAAAAAGGGTCGTGAGATGGGCAGAATAAGTTTAAGAAGAGCGCAATTTGAGAAAGCATTATCTGGTAATGTAGTTATGCAGATATGGTTAGGAAAACAACATTTAGATCAAAAAGAAAAAATAGAACAAACAACATACAACGAACCCTTGCCATTAATTATTAATGCTAAACCAGATGAAATAGAAGATGTCAAAAAAAAAGGGTAATGTATTCGGTGCAGTTATTGAGTACACTAAAACAGAAAAAGGTACATCTATTGGTAGAAGAAAAATAACAAGCACTATGAACAAACACAAACGAAGACAACAGAAAGCAAAGTATCGTGGACAAGGAAAATAAGAGAAGCAACTTTTATCCTTCAGGAGAAATAATAGATTATAGTTTGCCTCAATCATTTACTAAAGCTTTACATGGTAAAAGTTGTGGCGACTGTGGGCTTTATAGTAATAAATGGTCGTTTTGTGGTAGGTGGGGAGCTAAAGCTGTTAAAGATACTTATGTTTGCCATGATTGGCGTAAAAGACATTTTAAAAGATAAAAACTTTAAATTTATATTGTAGTATGATATTTAGTCATTATGGCTAAATATAAGAATAAAACTGTTAAACTTAATAAACCTATGCGTGGGGATGTAAAAAAGTTTAAAGTATTTGTAAAAGACAAAAGTTCTGGCAGAGTTAAAAAGGTTAATTTTGGCTCTAAAACTATGTCTATAAAAAAACATATCCCAGCAAGAAAAAGATCATTTATGGCTCGTATGGGTGGAGTTCTTAAAAAAGTAAGAGGACAAAAAACACTTAGCCCAGCATATTGGAGTATAAGAGCATGGCAAAAAGGGTTTAAAGTATAATGGATAAGATTGTTTATAAATTCTTTGGAGTAATAGATAACTGCTTTGCTTGGGTAGAAAGTAAATTTAAAAAGAAGAAAAAAAAATGAGAGATACTAAAGTTTTAGAGTCGTTTAAGAAACACGCTGAAAAGAAGCTAAAGGAGATGAATATATTTAAGAACCTTAAAAAAGAGGTTAATCATGGTGCTAATGGTACTCAACAGTATGTAATTAAAAAAGGCATTAACAAAGGCAAGATAGCTAAATGAGGATAAATATGAACTATTATTTTACAGGAATATTGATTTTAGGATTTGTATTTTTAGCATTTTGCATGAAACCAATATGACAAGAAAAACAAACTCAATGTTAATAGGATTGCTTGGTACAATTCTTATGGGTTTGGCAACATGGACTTTAGTAACATTAATGGAATTACAAATTTTAGTTAATATGATACAACAAGATTTAGTTAGTATTGATAAGCAATTTGGTAGGGTGTACAATTTCATAGATTCTGTTAGAGATAGATAATGAAATTTGTTTTAGCTTATACAATCTGCTCTGCCATAACAGGATTCTGTAATACACCAGCAGTACACCCTGTAAAATTTGACACATGGACAGATTGCACAAAAGCTGGTGCTACTGTTACAATTAGAGTAACTAACGAATATCAACAAAAATTTAACGAGGACAAATTATACATATCTTACTTTTGTAATGAACATAACCCTGACAAAACCCCAGCATAAAGTTTCATCAAGTAATAAAAGGTTTAGAGTTTTAGTATCTGGTCGTAGATTTGGTAAAACCTATTTATGTATTACTGAAATGATGAAGTATGCAACACAGATTAATAAAAAAATCTGGTATGTAGCACCTACATTCAAAATGGCTAAAGAAATTGTTTGGTCAAACCTTAAAGATATGCTTTCTCAATTTAATTGGATAGAAAATATAAATGAATCTAATATGACTATTACAATTAAAAAAACAGGAAGCAAAATATCATTAAAGGGCTGTGATAATTATGATAGCTTGAGGGGAGTAGGGTTAGACTTTTTAATACTAGACGAATTTGCTGACATTGAAGAAAAAGCTTGGACAGAAGTATTAAGAGCATCTGTATCTGACACCGAGGGAGATGTACTAATGTGTGGTTCTCCAAAAGGCTATGGTAACTGGTCGTATAGAATGTACCTTAAAGGGCAAGAGGGCGACAAGGAGTGGGATTCGTTTCAATTTACTACCTTGCAAGGTGGAATGGTATCAGAGGAAGAAATAGAGCAAGCTAAACAAGATATTGATATTAGAACTTTTAGACAAGAGTTTGAGGGTACATTTGAAAACTATGCTGGTAGTGTTTATTATAACTTCCACCCTGTAGAAAGTGTAGTAGATAAACAAATAGATTGGACAAAGCCATTACATATTGGCATGGACTTTAATGTCGATCCCATGAGTGCTTGTGTAGGACAAATAGAAAAGGATAAAATATTTTTTTTAGATG